ACCGCTCTTCTTGCGAGAAATCGCGGTTTTCCACGCTGGAAAACACTGCTGGCGACCGCTCGCCAAGCACCAAGAATTTGCGTGATTCGACGCGAAAAGGAGTAGTGTACTCCCCAAGGGCAGTTGCGGACCGTTTCCGCGCGGCGCAGAATCCCGCGACCAGGAGCCCTACCCATGAACGCGCCGGACAGTCCGCCGCCGACAGAGCGCGCCCGCGTCGAGCAACTGCTGATCCGACTCATCCAGGGCCACGACGAAGAACTGCGGCGACTCGACGGAATTCGCCGAGCGATCGACTGGACGCCGCTACGCATGGGCTGCGTGCTGATCACGATCGAAATCGTGGCGTGGCTCTTGCGCGCGATCGCCGCCCGCTAGGCCGCGGCTACGCGTGCGACGTACTGAGCTGCTCAAGCGTGGCGACGGATCGAGTCACGCGGTACGGTCCGCCGAGCGTCGACGACGGAATGTACGCCATGGGCCGCAGTCTGGTTCCGGCGACGCAGTACCGCTGCCATAGCCCCGTCACGTCCAGGCCCGGCGACTCCGAGTCCGCTTGCCACTTGGCCCACAACGTCGATGCGCTGCCGATGTCGTCGGCCGAACCCAGGCCGCTGCTCGGACCTTGGTAGTTCATGCGCAGCGAACACGTCGAGAAAAATAACGTGCCGTCCCACACGTCGACGACCTGCCCGCCCGACGTCAGCGTCGGCCGAGTGCCGTACGGGAACGACCCGGTAAGCTGCGGCCACCGCACGCGGAGCTGCCAGTGGACGCGGTACACGCCGTCTTCAGTCAGGATCACCCACGGCGAATTGAAAGACGTCGGCGCCGCCTGCGTGAAAAACGACGTCGAGGTCGAGTCGGTAGCCGTGACTTGCGGCGCCAATAGCAGGTCGTTGGAATTCAGTGGTCCGACGTACGTTTCCGGATCGGTCACGCTCGTCGAACGATTCTTGTTGTACGAGTATCCTTCGAAGAACGCGCACTTGCGGGCGGCGGGCTGCGTCGGAGACAGCGGGATCCACCACTCGCCTGATCCGCTCGGTCCCGTCCCGCGCATCCGGCACGTGACGACTTCCGTGCCGTAGGGGAGATAGGCGGCGGGCCAGGTCCGCGCGTAGACCTTCGTGCCGCGTAGTGACTCCGTCACGGCTCGCGTGCCTTCGGCCGCCGTGAAGTAACCGGTCAGCAGCTCCACTTGGAACGTATCGCCGCTTGTCGGATAGCTGCTCAGACTGACCGACGTCGTGCGTCCGAGCCAGGTGTCACGCGGCCAGTTCCAGCCAACCGCGCGCGTCGATTCCGCACGCTGTGCGCGCTCGGCCGCCATAAGCCGCGACTCCAACGCGTCGACTCGCTTGCGCATGTTCTGGTTTTCGCGCGTGGTCATTTGGGGTTCCACGGATTAAGCGAGGCGGGCGGCGGTGCTGCGGGGAGCACGCGACTGCCTTCCATCTGAATCGGGTCGAGCTCGCCTGCGAACGTCTGCACGGACATGGTCGGCGACCCGGGTTCGTCGCCTTCCGACAGCGGCCATTCAATTCGCACCTCAGTCACCGGCGCGTTGGCGTCGATTTGGTGCGGATTGTCGCCGCGGGGATCCCCGACGCGCGTGATCAGGTCGCCCAGGCCGATCTCCGTCGTAAGCCGCTGCGTCTCGATCGTCACTACGTAGTGAGGAATCGTGTACCACGACGCCGCAAGCTTGGCGAGTGCGGCTAGATGCTCGCGCGTGTGCGTCGGCCGATACAGCCACCCGCCCGTCGAGCGCTGAAGCGAGCCGTCCGGCTTGACCGCGACGACCGTTTGCGGCGCCACATAGACCGCTTCGAAGGCGTCGCCCACGTCAAGGAGGAACGTTCGCACGCAATCTACGTTCGCCGGATCAGACTCGGGAAATCGGGCTTGCACGCGACGACCGGACGGCAGAGCCAGTGTCGCGACCATGCCGGTGCGAAACGACCACTGCCCCGAGTCGGGGTCGGTTGGCAGCGGCGTGAAGTCGCCATAGGCAATCGCGTGTTGCGGGGCCCCGGCGACGCGGAGCGTGAATCCGTGCGACTCTTGCGGCACGTGACAGTGCACCGAGAATTGCCCAAACGCCGCGGCGGTCTCCACCTCGAGGTCGGCCGCGTTGCCGATGTCCTCGATCCGCATCCACCGCGAGTCCTGCGGCGACTTCATGAACACGAGGGGCGGAAGTCTTTCAAGCATGTCCGCCGTTTCGCCGGTCGTCGCGCTGGCGACCTTGTCGTCGACGTAGTCCCCGCCGACCAGCAGCGGCAGTTGCGATTCCACAAACATCGTCGGATAGTAGACCGCGATCGAGCCGCCAGCCGTGTCGGGAAACAGCACGTTGGTCCCGCCTTCGTTCTCGCCGTTTCCGCACTTCTGGTCCCACGTGCGCGGGATTTGGAAGTAGGAATACACCGCGTCCACTTTAGGCGAACTACGCGCCGCCGCGTTGGCTTTTTGCTTGAGTTTTTCATTGAGCGCGGCGTAGCCGACGGACGCACTCGCCGCGACTTCGTACGCGTTCTCTCTCGTCGAGTTCCAGTTGGTCTCGAGCGTGCCGTCGAGAAACGAAAACGACCCGACGTGAATCTCCGGACCACCGACCGCCACGACGGCGTCATAGATCGGCAGGTCGCTCTCCTTGACTCCGATTTGCGTCGCTTGGTCGTCGTCACAGATGATTTTGAGCGGTCGCGAATTGGCCGGCGCCTTCGAGTTGGCCCGGCCGGGAATCGAGACCAGTACATCACCGGGCACGATCGAATCGGCGTGCATTTCGACCGTGCCATTGTCGGCAACGTCGAACCACGCCGATACCAGCCGCTGCCTCGACGCGATTTGCATCAGCAGCCCGAGCGTCGATTGGCTGTCTGGATCGACCTGCGGGTCATCCCAGTCGGGAAGCCAGGCCGACGAGTGCAGGCCGAACGGGACCTGTGTGTCGCCGTTCGAGTCGACCGGAGCGTGCTTGCGGAGCAAGTACTCGCAGATGTCGTAAGTCGACCAGAACGGCGCCGACGCCGTGACGTCCGTGAACACGTACGAGCCGTCAACCTTCGCCGAGCTGCGATTGCCGCGCCCGCGACGATTGAACGGAATCGGCTGCTCGGTGGTCCGCGTGCCGCCCGCGAACTCGAACCAGTGGTTTCGGACCGGGTGCGTCGACAACAGCGACTCCATGCCGAACGCCGTGAGCTGCTGCACGCCGCTGGCGAGCGCCGTAACTTCGCCACCGCTGGTGGTAAACACGACGCCATCGTGCGTGTCGACCGTCACTTGCATCACGCCGTACCACGTTTTGTTGACGTACGCCCCTGCCTCGTCCCGTTGCATCGGCACGACGATCTTGACGTAGCGGCGCGTCATGTGCCGCAACTTGTCCTGCGTCCGCCACGCCGAGTCCTCGAACCAACGAACGCGGCCGTAGTGCACGGTCAGCGTCGCGGTCGGCATCGTGGGCAGGCAGGCCCAGGCGATCGACGTCGGCACGAGCGCGTCGTCGCGTGTCCACGCGTCCGCCCAGCGGCGCCGCGTGTAGACCGTCGGGGCCTGGTGGCGAATGGTGCCACCGGGCCCGAATCGCACCTCTGTCGTCGTGGGCATCAGGTCGCCGTGCCGATGATGGTAATCGGGAATTTAACCAGCGACTTTTCGCGGTTCGAGTCGCTGGCGTCGATGATGCGCAGCTCGCCGAAATACTGCGTGCCGACCGTCAGGCTGTCAGTATCGGACGCGGCCAGCTTGGCCGTGATGACCGCCGGCGTGACGCCCGCCGTGCCCGCTGTGGTCACGGTGACCACGCTGGGCGTCGACGATTTGGTGGCCAGGATGTCCGGCGACGCTCCGTCCGTTGCCCAGACACGCAACTCGACGCCGTCACTCGTGCCGTCGATCGCCAAGGCCGTGACGCCGTCGGCCTCGTACAGTTCGAACTGGAACAGCCAGTCCGTGCCCCACACGATGATTTGAGGCTCGCCCTCGTAGGTCGCCGCCATGTGTTCCTCAGCAAGTGCAAGAGGTGGTGATTTTGGCCGTGCCGTAGCCGCCGACGATCGTGGCCGTGCCGAACGATTGCGCCTCGCCGGTCCCGGCGCCGTAGCCGCGCACGATCGCCATGCCGTAGCCGCTGGCCGTGATCAGGGCGAAGCCGGGGCAATCGCAAATTACGCCGTCCGACAGCCACGCTGCGCCAACCAGCTCCTCGCCGCTGGCCGGCTGCTCGTCGTTCTCGTCGGGTAGTTGCGCCGCAACTCCGACCATTGCATCCGCCAATCCGTCGAGCATGCTGGCCGAGCCGGCGTCCGCGTACGTCGGTGCGTCGATCAATTCCAGTTCGTCGAACTGCGCGGATGTCGCCTGCCTCAGCGTCACCGCGTCGGAACTCGGCGGTGCGTTGTAGTCGTCGCCGGCGATGCCGCTGGCCACGAGGTCCGTCCACGCACGCTCCTCGACGAATCCGGCCTCGACGTACTCTCCGCCTTGCGGAACGGCCGGCGCCGGGCCCTCGGTGTAGTACACCGTCACGATCACTTGGTCGACATAGGCGGTGGCCGGCGAGATGCCGCCCGAGGCGGACAGGCTCAGCCCGAGACCCCAAGACGGATTCGCCAAAATCGTCGCCCATGTCGACGACGACAATGCCCACACGTCCGTCGGGCCTCCGTACGTGATCGACGTTGCCGGAGTCGTCCAATCCGTGGACGTATCGGCCTTGTCCTCTCCGAGGAACACCGCGCCGTCGAACACCATTAGGGACGCGTCGCGAATCGATGGGTACATACCGCCGGCCGCATTGCTCACACGGCGAGTGATTGTCACCTCGACGCCGTTGATCGTCGCCCCGGATGGAACGGAAATCGGCGTACCCAGCGAGCCGATTGACAGGCCCATCAGGTACCGCGACTGATTGCCAGACGACAAGCCGACCGAGGACTCGACCGAGTCGTACGCCGTCAAATCGCCGTCGGCGCGCGTCCAAGCGACCGACCCGACGGTCGTGTCGTTGCTGGTCGCAAATGGTACGCCCGTCGTCGACGCCACTCGTTACGCCTCGCGAATGGTCAGCGGATTAGTCGGAAATGCCGCGAACGGATTGGTCGGCGTCAGCACGGGACGTCCGGCCTCAATGTTCTCGATCTGCCGCTCCTGCGGCACGCACTCCGCGCACGAGTGGCAACACGGACCGTTGCAGCGCGCGCAGAACGACATGACCGCCCGACCCTTGACGGCTTCGTCGAGCGCCGACTTGAACACGACGTGCCGCCCACAGTGGCGACACTGGATGAAATCCTCGTGCCGCTCGCCGCGCTCGGTGAACGCAATGCCGACGGAATCGGGTCGCATGCTTATTCCTCGTAGTGAATGGTCAGCAGGCCGTTATCGGTGATCGACGCGTGCTTGCCGGTCACGCCGATGCCGTTGGCACTGGTCGCCGGAATGACGATTTCCGCTCCCTGGCGACAATTCCACGTGTACGGAAGCCGGTCGTGCAGGCTGATGTCGAACAGCTCGCCGCCCGAGGTGTACGTCGGCTCGGACGAGTGATTCTCGCCAGCCGTCAGCAGCGCCGCCCCGTCGCCGGGGTCAATCGCCGTCGGCGTGACCGACGTCGACGTGCCGGCCGCCGTGTAGCGCTGCATCACCCAGCGAATGAACTGATCGGCCGCCGTGCCTTGCATGCCCAAGGTCCAGGCGAAGATGCGCCCGCGGGTCGACGTCGAGGCGGTCAGCCCGCCGATCGTGCGCCCCGACGAATCGATGTCTCCCAACGCCGTCACTGCATACTTGCGACCCACGGTGTTCTCCTTAGGGTTGAACGTCTCGAATCGGAATCATCGTCCAACGCGTGACGAGCACGCCGCCGGACGGGTAGTTGATGCCTCGGGCCAGCAGCCGCACGGCCGCGTGACAGTCAAGTTCCTCGACCGCCAATACGAGGAATTTGGTCTTGTAAAGCGCGTAGAAGTCGAACGCGTTGTAGACCACACGCTGCGGCGTCGAGCCGATCAGGTTTTTGTATTTCGGCACCTGCGCGCGGGCTAGAGCGTAGCTTCGAAACCAACTTGTCAGCTCCGACGTGAACGCTCGCCCGCGACTGCCACGCAGCTTGGCCGCCGTGCCGTCCGCGCCGTTGCGAGAAAACGTCTCGACGGACTGTTCGTGGAATTGCGGCGGCTCGCCGTTCCAGAGTTCGAAGTTGCTCGCGCCGATCCAGTGGGCTCCCATCAGCCACCCCCGTGCGCGGCTGCGGCTTCGCGGCGAGCGGGATTGATGCGGTCGGCTCGCCCGGCCTTGTCTGCGGCTCGCTCCATGCTCGCGGCTGCCTTGGCCATCGTCTCGGCCGATCGGCGAAACATTTCGTTGAACTGCTGTCGCTCTCGCTCGCGTTCCTCGATCGCCAGTTGCAACGCCTGCCGCACGTCGCTGTTCGTGCGATCGCTGTTCGCCACGGCGCCGGGCATGGCCGAACCTGGTACGGACGTCGCTACGCCCATCATGCTGCTGAAAGCCATCGCGTCGAGTTCGCGGCCCGACTCTCCGCGAAACTTGCTCAGCAGCCACGCAGGAGCCTTGACGGCGGCCCCTGCCGGACCGAGCGCCGCCACCCACGCTGGAACCGCCTGATCAATAGCGCCGGCCGCTGCGGCGACATTGGACACGATGCCGGAACGGGCTCCAGTGCGTCGCTCCATTGCCCCTGACTCGACGGCGGCTTGCGTCAGTTGCACGACGCGGCCTTCCGCCTCGCGCATCATCGCCACCTGCCCGGCCTGCTGCCTGGCGACCATGTCGGCCCTGACTGATTGCTCACTGAGTGCGATGCGGCGTTTCTCCGCGACCGTGACTGCCGTGACCTGCTCCGCGGTCGCTCGCGTCACGTCGTCGAGCTTTTGTAGGTTCGTCGCCAAAATGCGAAACGCGTCTGCGCCTTCGGCCGTTAGTTGCTTTGTCAGTTCCTCGGGAGGCAGGTTGCGAGCTCGAATTGCACGAACGGAATCTAGCAGCGACTTGCCGCGAACCTCTTGATCGTCCTGCATGCCACGCAGTAAGGACGCCAATCGCGTGCCGCCTTCTTCCGCCGACCCTCGCACGTCACCGATGATGCCCGTCGCGGCAAGCAGTTCGTTGACGCTCATGCCTTTCGCCGCCGCTTCCGAGCCAGCACGCGCAGCCCCGGCCGCGAGTTGCTCGGCATTGGCCGACGAGAACTGCGCGGCCTTGAGCGACTTGGCGATGATGTCCGTCACCGAGCCGACGTCGTTGCCCATCGCGCTGCGCACGGCATTGGCGGCCGTCGTCGCTTGCGGCAGGTCGCGAATCACGCCCGGTTCGGCTAACTGCCGCAACTGACCGACCTGGTCCAGTGCATTGGCGTTCGCCAGGTCGAACACGACCTGCGCACCGCGTCCGACGTCCGATGCCGCGCCGGTTCGCACTAGGTCGCGTGCCAGCGCCGTCAGATCTTGCATCTGCTGCTCGGAATCGCTGATCTGAGCGAGCATGCCCAGCGAGCCGCCGGCCTGCTGCTGCACCTCCAACGCTTTGCGGTGCTCTTCCTGCATGGCGGACGAAAAACGCCCGACTGCGGCCAGAGCGGTCGACCAGGATTGTGCGATGATCTGCCCGGCTGCCACCGCACCGGCGCTAAGCGATTGCTGCGATCGCTGCGACCTGGTCAGCTCGATCTGGTACTCTTGTTGGTGGCGACGCCTTGCGGCGGCCGCCTGCTCTCCGGTCATTTCGCCGGCTTTCACCGCTCGATTCAGTAGCTCGGTTTTTTGCCGCAGTCGATCGGCAGGCGTTTCGTCGATCTTGAGCTGCGCCGCAGCAAATCGCTCGACCTCGCCCGTGGCGTCTTGCAGCTCCTTGCGATACCGCTCATTCGCGGCGGTGCGTGCCTCCGAGGCCTCCTCTTCCGTCAACAGCGTAGCCTTGACCGACGCGTCGATCTTGGCCATTTCGTCGGCGAGTCGCGAGTCTGGCGTGGACTGGGCTTCCTTGACCGATCTTGCGAACCGTTTCAGCGACTGATCGACTCCGTCGGTGGCCTTTGCGGCGTCGGACGCGCCCTGCTTGGCCTTCGCAAACCCAGACGACAGCTTCACGAAGGCTTGCCACAACTGGGCCTCCTCCTTCGACGTGAAGCGTACGCTGACTTCGCTTTCGGCCATAACAAACGCTCGCTGCTAGTTGATTCCGCGGTCCTCGGCCAGCTGCCACAGATCCGCGATCGTCGGTCGGTACCAGGGAGCCAAGCCAGCAGCCCACTGCTGATACTTCAGCCGCCGGCTTCCTCGGTCTTTTTTTTTGCCGCCCAATCCAAAAACGTCTGGAAATCGACCGCTGCCTGCAATACCCGACGGGCGACCTCGCACCGATCGTCGAACAGACTCAAGGCGCACGCCTCGTGCATCGACAGCCGATAGTTCGTGGCCAGCACATCGACCGCCATTGCGGTGAATTCGGAAATCGGAATGGCTTCGTCGGCGATTGTCGCGTCCCAAAACCGCTGGGCGATTTGCCACAGCCGTTCGTGGCATGACTTCATTCGACCGCCGACTCGCGCGCCGTCCTGGTCGATGTCGTACGATCGAGGAATGGCGATTCGGTGCGATCCCTCCTCGCACTGCACGGCGATCGGCACGGTCCACTCGCTGTCGTCCCACATGCGCACCGGATGCCCCGGCAGCGCGTGCGGCGTGAGGAGGTCGGCCGGGCCGGGCGGCTCGCCCCTGAGCCACCCGACCCAGCACCGACGTCCCGCTCGCAGCCCCAGCGATCGCCACTCTTGTCTCTCGGGGTAGTACCCCAGTCCGTCCGCTGCACGGGCCGCCACCTGGCCGCCGACGCCTCCGGGCCCCGTCGCCGCGCCTCGCCAGTTCGGCGAGTCGTCGAGCGCGTAAGTCAGTCCGCACTGCCGCACGAGTTCGGCGTTTCCGGCGGGAGCGTCTTCGAAGAAATACAGGAACTGGGGCATCGTTCCGTTCCAAAGTTTCCGGGGAAATGGTCGGGGCTACTCGGCGACTGGCGGGGCCTCGGGCAGCGACGCCTGCTCCGCTTGCTGACCGATGGCCGCGTCCGCCATCGCGTTCAGTTCGAAGTCGATCGCCGCGCCGACGTCACCTCTGCTCGCTACCGCCGCGGCGATTCGCTCGACCGCAACCGGCGACAGCGATTTTGCAATCGCCGCAGCCTGGTCCTTTCCGCGTCCCGACGTGCGAACGATTTCCGCCGTCAATTCTTCGCTCGTGAGCATAAGGGCCTCGTTAGGAATACGTCGTCGCCGTGTTCAGCACGATCGGCATGTTGCCGCTGCTGTCCTTGGCGCCGGTGATCTGGATGGTCGTCTCGTTGATCCGCTGCGCCTGCAGCTGGGCTGCGCCATCGATCGCGGCGAATCCCGCCAACGTCAGCTTGATGTGGGCGCTGGTTGCGTTGCTGATGAAGTGACTGCCCGTCTGGGCTCGACGTCGAAAAACGATGTAGTCGGTCGCGTTGGCGACCACGGCGCCGCCGATCGGGATTCCGCCCGAAGCCTTGAACCACAGCGGGTCGACTCCGGTGATCGTGATTTTCGGCTCGTGCGTTTTCTGCTCGATGACCGTGTCGTAGATGTCGCTGCCGATTCCGCGCGTCGTGACGTTGTTGCCGAAGTCGACGCTGACTCCGGTGTACTGACCGAGCGTGACGCCGCCGATGATGATCGGACCCAGCGTCCAGCGGTTCGGCGTCTGCGTGATCGTCGGCAGCGCCGCCGATTCGCTGAGCACTACGGGGTTATTCGTCCGGTCCCACAGAATCGCCAGTTCGCACGACAGCTTGAGGTCGTTTTGGTGGTCGCAGGTAAGCGACTTGGGATACAAACACCCGAGTCCGATAGTGTAACTGCGTGCGACCGAGCCGCTCGACGCGCCGCCCGTCTGGTCGAACTTCTGCGCGTACAGTACGGCGCCAGGATTCGTACCGCTGGTGATCGCCAGGCCGGTGACGCCGATCGAGTCGAGCACGCCCGGCACGTCGTACGTGTCAAACGTCAGCCGCTGCTGCTGCCCGCGCATCGCCACGTGATCGGGCGTGACGTTGGCGGCGGTGACTTCCGCGACGACGTTCGGCGCGAGCTGCAACTGAGCGCTCAGCAGATCGCGCACGATCACGGCGCTGGCGGACTCGGGGTGGATCTTGAGCGAGTGCAGGGAGAATCGGACGTCGGCCATGATCGGAATGCTCCGGTTAGGATTGCTTGCTGAGGGCGTGGTCGACCTCGCGGCCGAGCTGCGTGGCGCCGACCTGCGACAGTTCGTCCGCCTCGGGCTGGATGACCTTCGTCAGCTCGGCCCGCATGTCGACCCGCGACTTGGGGTTCTTCCAGTTGAATTTGCGCGGCAGGACGACGCGGCCCTGCGTCGACGAGGCGCGCAGGTCCAGCAGCTGGGCAAGCCGCTCGCCCTCGCCGGTGAACACCAGCGGCCGCGAGTGCCCGAACCGCTTGAGCTTGCGGCCGACGTACGTGCTCGCAAATCCCTTCGAGCCGGGTGTCTTTGCTTCGCCCTTGCGGCGGACGTATCCGTATCGCGAGGTCGCGTCGGCAGTAAAGTGCAATCGCAGGTATTGCCCGTGCCACTCGCGGCCCATCGCGCGAAACACTTCGCGTTTTGCCGCCTGGAACTGGCGAGCGGAAATGCCCAGCTCCTGACGATCCATGCGCAGGTTGACGATGCCGAGAGGCGTGGTCATGACGTGCGCCCCCATTGGACTTCGAGAAACGCGACTTGGTGGTCACCCAGGCCCGTCACGTCCTTCGGATCGCATCGCATCGGACCGGCCATCAGCGACAGTTGGCGGATCACCAGGTATCCCGCCTGACCAGCCAACTCGAGCAAACCGGGCGAATTCGCATCCTCGGACCGCATCAGCGGACCAAGAAAGTTTTCGAATTGCCGATCGGCCGCCGCCGCAGGGTCCGCCTCGGCGGAGACGTCGGGGAAATTTCGCTCCAGTCGCACGATCAGGGCTCCGGCTGCGACGAAGCTGCCGCCCAGTGCCGCCGAGGACTCTTGCACGAACTGCAACCCGTCCGACGCCGACGTGTAGACGATGGCGAACGGCCGCAACGCAACCAACTCCGCCTTCGTGTAGACGTTTCCCGACGGTGGCGGCAATGCGTCGAAGTAAATGCGGTCCTTGGCCTGCTCGACCGTCAGCGACAGTCCGTCCCACTGACGAAACGCCGTGCACGTCGCCAGCGACGTACGGAGCAGGTCCTTGGGAACGGCGAGCGCACCGGTCGCGGCGTCCATCAACGCGCCCTCCGGTAGTCCGGACGAGCTTGTTCGACCAGCACGGGACGGTACAGGTCGACGCGCCAAGCCGAGCCAAATTGTCGCGTGATTCCGACCACCGCGTACTCCGTTTCAGCAATCGTCACGACGTCCGTGGCCGCTGGCTGATAGGTGCTTTCGAAACGAGTGACGACATGCCGCTGGTAGCCGATGGTTTCGCCGGGCGACTCCTGCTTGACCACGCCTTCCTCGGCCGAGGCAACCCCCATCACGGACGCCTGCGAAGATTCATCCGACCTCTTGAAGAACACTTCGACTCCGAACTCATTCGCGTTGAAAAACGCGTCGAGGTCGGCGTCAAGGCTGTCGGCGAACGTGCGGGCGGACATGCGATCAGATCGCCGGCGGCTCCGCCGTCGCGGTGGTCGCTTCCGCCGGCGGCGGCGCCGACTCCACCAAACGAGGGCGACTCTTTTCGTCCAGCTCGCACTCGAACAGCGCGACGCCGATGTCGGGTCGCAGCGTCTCCAGTTCGTCGTCCGACACCTCGACGGGCTTCGCGGCCGTGAACTGCACCACTCGCTCGGACTTCAGCGTGCGCTTCTTGCCGACTCCCGAATACGTGCGAATCGTGCGCTGGAATTGTTTTGACGGCCAGTTCGGCCGCAGCATAACCAGAGGCATGGGCTGTCTCGCGTTGCTTGGTTCAGGACGGAGGCGGGGCGGCTCCACGCAGCCCCGCCGAGTCGAGCGACGATTACGTGAAGGTCGTGAGGACCGCGTTCCACCAGGCCAAGTAGCCCAGGTTGTAGCGCGCGTCCGTCATGAACTTGACGTCCTTGAACTCACGATCGTCTATGCCCTTCATCTGCCGCGCCAGCGGTCGGCGCGCTTGGAACACGAACGGCTTGAGCGACTGCCCGGCGTTGAGCAGGTAGAACTTCGTCGCGTCGGTCAGGCCGCCCAGCGTGACGATCCGCGGCTTGTCGAGCACGATGTTCGTCTCGCCGGACGAGACCAACTGCTTGTTGATCGCCTGATTGGCTACCAGCTCCAGATCCGGCGGCACGAGCAGCACCAGATTCGGCAGCGGTCGCACGGTCGGACGAATGAACAGCTTCCCCTTGTCGTTCTTGAAGCTGAGCATCGCCTTGCGAGCGGCGTGGTAAGCCGCCAAAAACTCCGCCTCGGTCGGCGTCGTTCCCGAGGCCGCGGCGTACGTCAGGTCGTTCGACTGCGTCCCCGACTCGCCCCAAACATGGTCGGTGTCGAAGAAGTACTGCCCGTCGAAACAGGCCGCCGACTCTCCGCCGGTGATCAGCGTGAGCAGCAACTCGTCCGGGTGATGCGCGGCCTCTTGGCCGAGCTGCTCGAGGACCGGCCCGTACATGCCAAGCCGATCGTCGTCGATGTCGTTCTTTTCGATCCGAACGGAGCTTTCCCACTCCTTGTTAGCCAACGTGTAGTCGGCCGCGCGGAGCTGGTTGAACACGCGGTCGTCGGTCCACTCACGGACGCCCGGCATGGCGCCCATGAATCCGTACTTCTCGTCCGCACCGTCCGACTGCACCATCGTGCAGACCTCCGGATAGAACGGGGCGGCCTGCTCGACCGCCATATCGAATTTCGCGGTCAGCCCACGCAGGGTCGCTACCGCACGCGCCGTATCAAGAGCCATGATCTCAATCTCCAGGTGATGGTGTTGCGGTCAGCGAGAACGCCCCGTCGACGCGCGGCAGGTGGTTTGCTTACGCCTCGGCGGTCCAGGTGCCGGTGTAGCCGAACACGGTCCAGGTCCCCGCGACGACGCACTCCAGGTCGACCGTTTCGCCCGCGGCGTCCGCCGTCAGGTACTTGCCCGCGGCGCCGGGGACTCCGGTACTCGGCAAGCTGATCGTTTCGGTGCCATCCGGATCGATGCGAAGGGCCTGCGCGGCGCCGACGCGGAAGCGATACCTGAGGCCCGGCACGGCGGGCGGAAGCGTAATGACGACCGTGCCGGAGGCCCCGGCCGTCGAGAACGAACGGCCGCTGTCCGCGACGGTCGCCGTGTAATCGGACGTCTTGGTCAGCACTTTCGACACGGGAATGGCGTCGTCGGTCTCGATCTCGACGTAGACCTGCGTGCTCGACACGTAGCCGACGATCTTGCCGATGCGCACCCCCGACGCCGACGGAGCGCCGGTGATCGTGTAGTTGTCGGTCGCGTACGCATCTCGCCCCACGCTGGTCTGTGCGAAGCCGGTGCCGGTCAGCAAAAACACTCCGTCTCGCCAAACCTCGCACGTCAGGTCGCCGGCAGATCCCGCCGAGTTGTCGACGTTGCGAATCACGACTCCGGCGAACGTGTTCGCGCCGCTGCCCGTGTCGTCGTCGAGGTAGCCGGCCGGCGTCAGAAAAGCCAGCGTGCCCTCGTACAGATTGGCGACGGCGGCCGGAAACGCTTTGCGGCAACCGTCCGCGCGGGTGATCAGCTGATTGGCGCTGACGGCCATGCCGACCAGGCCGAAGCTGGCGATCGACAGCGTCCAGCTCGGCGGCGCGAAGATCGCGCACCCGAGCGTCAGGGCCGACAAGAACAATGCGGCGCCGAGCGCCCACAAACGAGACTTCCGATCCATGATTCGCACCTCAAAAAAACTGCTGGTGGTTCGTCGACTCGATCCGCCTCGCGGCGAAACGCTTAGCCCTTCTGGCGGCTCTTGATGTACGCCTCGCGCGTCACGCCCTGGCGAGCGAACAGGTCCTTGTTCGCGTCGAACTCGGCGCCGAACTTGTCCTCGTCGGTGACCTTCTTCTCGCCGAGGTCCGTGCCGCCCTCGCCGATCGGCGGGTTCTTGCCCGCGAGGAATCCCGACTTCGCCAGATAGTCCGACGCTTCGGCGCGACTGAACCCGGCCTTCAGGATCAAGTCCTTTTTCGCGTCGTCGACGCCGGCGAGCTTGCACAACGCCTCGATCTGCCCGACTCGATCCAGCTCTGCACGGGCGGCCGCCTTCTCGTCGACACCGCCAGCGGCCCCCAGCTTCGCGGCCAGGTCCTTATTTACGGCCGCCAGCTGCTCGTTCTGGGCCTTAAGTGCCGCCAGTTCCGCGGCGTGGTCGTTGGCGGGCTTCGTTTCGCTCGGCTTGGTTTCGGTCGTCGACATGTCGTCGTCTCCGCGATGAGTGAGGTACGTTTCGAGAAAAGCGCCGAACCGTGCGCGAATCACTTCCGCGGGGGAGTCGGCGAAAAAACGGTCGAGGATGTCGGTCGCCTGGGCGGGCAGGTCCGCTAGGTTGGCCGAGTCGAGCGAGAACATGCCGCCGCGCGTCGCGGCCGGGTCGTCGACCACGTCGATCGCGGACAGGCCTTTGAGCCGGATCGGCACGAGGCCCTTTTCGTCGGGCGTCATCTTGCCCATCGCCTCGCGATCAATCTGCGGCGCCAGCGACAGCCCGAAGTCCTCGGGAGTCTGCTCGGCCAAGTCGAGCACGTGATTGAACAGGTCGCCGTTCGGCGAGCGCTTCGCGGCGTCGCTGAGCGTAATGTCAACGGCCGTGTAGTCGCCGGCGGGGTCGCTGACGCGGCGGGCGTTGGCGGCTCGGCCGAGGTGTCGGCCCATGCCGTCGCGGGACATGTTCGGGTGAGCGAACCGCACCTTGGTTCCCACGTTTCGCTGATTGACCAGGCGCTCCAGCTGATCGAGCGTGACCGCGTCGACTTTCCAGGGCCGCGCGTCGCCGCCGTTGAGCGGTCCGAGCTGCATGGCCTTCGCGCCAAAGATCTTGCCGGCGACTCGATCGACTCGGCCGGCGGACGGCAGGCCGGACAGCGGCTCGGTGCGAAACATGTCGTTGGGCGGGAGCGTGGTGATCGGCTTCATGCGACGGCCGCCTCCTGAGCTGGCTGGTTCGTTTCCGGGGAAACTCCGGCCGCGGCGGGCGTCGTGGGCGGGCGTCCGGCGGTCGGTCGCGCCGGCTGCGGATCGAGGCCTGCCTCACGAAACAGACGCACCTCGCGCGAACGACGTGCGATGAAATCCTCCAGGTCGTGACCGCGCTTGCCAAGCTTGTCCTCGACGGTCGACAGGTTGCCGGCGATCTCGTCCAGATCGGCCGTGACCTCTTCACCCGGAGTCAAAGCGTAGTCCCACTTCGGCGCGATCCACGTGTGTCGCGTGAAGGCCCATGGACTGCCGAGGTAATCACGGGGATCGACCTCGACCTCTCCGACGATGACAGCCTCCTCGACCATGCGGGCCCAGACGCGACTGAGCCACATTTCGCGAAGGATCTTCTGGGCGACCTCGGTCGAGCGCTTGGCGTCGGTCAGCACTAGGCGACCGGCGGCGAACGACAGGCCGTTCCAGTTCTTTACGACCATTTCGTACGGCCAGTTAATTGCGGCCGCGACGCGGCGGTAATTCCATTCCATGAACGGCGAGAACCCGTTGCCGGGGCTCGTCGGCGTCGCAAACGCGATCTCCTCGCCCGGGTCCAGATGTCGAATCGTGCCGGGGACGATGTCCTCCAGCTGGCGCCCGGCCGCACTGGTGGCGGCGGATGCGCCCAACGCCGACGCAGCTCCGGAGGCGAACGCCGGTTTCACGAACGCAGCGAAGCACGCCTCGACCTGTGCCTTGAGAATCTGGGCCTCGTCGTAGTCCTTGGCGTCCTTGGCGCGGTTCAACGCTCGGATCATCCACGGCAGCCCGCGCGACTGCTCGGCGGTGTGCGGCTCGAACACGTGCAGCACGCGATCGGCCGGAATGCGGTCGTATTTGAGGTCGACTCGATTCGTGTCGCCAGGGTGAGCCCGGCGCACGTGGTACGCGACGATCCGGCCGTCGGCGTCGTATTCGATCCCCAGTCGCACCAGCGGGTCGCCAGTTCGGCCCGGCGGCGTTTCCAGTCGCTCGGGGTCGACGACCTGCACCGACAGCGGAATCGGCTTATCGGCCGAACCGACGTCGGACAGGATCGTCAACGACTCGCCGTCGAACTCGTTGTGTCGTCCCGCCAGCCGCGAGCACATCCACAGCGATCGCAGGCCGGAGCGATCGGCACGTGGCGACCAGCGTTCGTAGACCGACTCGATTTGCTGATTGATCGCCTCGACGTCCGCCTCGGATAGTCCGGTATCCTCGACGCGAACGCGAGCCTGCGGCGTGAATCCGGTCCCGACGACGTGATTGACCTTGCTGTCGACGGCGCCGCCGAGGGCGTCATTCTGGTAGATGTCACGAGCGCGGTCGCGGGCCGTCTGCAGACTCAACTCGAGTTCGGAGTCCGGCGACAATCGCGAGATCAGCCACCGATGTCCGCGAGTCTCGTCGCTCTGCGCGCCTTCGATTCGCGCGAAGCGAGATTCGGCGTCGGCCAGCAAGCTGCGCGTCGCGATGCGTCGCGCGCCCCATGTCGGGGCGATCGCCAGAATTGCGCGGTCGAGCCAGTTGCCGACAGGGCGACGAGCAGCGGGTTTTCGTTCGCTCATCGCCATCAGACCGCCCTCTGAAATCGCGCGATGTTTGACTTTGCGGCCGACGCTCCGCCCGCCGCGGCGTTGACGCGCGACTCGAACATTTTCAACTGTTCGTGTAACGTCGGCAGGTCGGCGCGGGTCAGCTCGCGGCCGTCGATCGTGTACGCCTGGCCTTGGAGCGTGATCTGGGCGATCGCGGCGCGCGTGAAGTCGAGCAGCTCTTGGTCGCTGCCGGTGCCGATCGGATTTGCCAGATTGAACGCCATGCCGCAAGACTAGCGGCGTCAGTCGTTCGCACAAACGTTGTTTGGACTACTGGTAGTCCTCGCGGGCGCAAATTCCAGCGGCACGATCTGCTTGTTTACCTCGGGGACCGCGCCGCACTCGGGGCAGTGCATGTAGCGCACGCGGATTTGGCGCGTAAAGTTGAGCACCGTCTTGTACACCTTGAGCCGGCCTTGGCAGCCGGCTGTCTCGCAGGCGTCTCCCGGTTTGGGCGGATTCCGTTCCTGGGGCATAAGCTATCTCCGAAAAGAAATGCGGCGACGCGTCACCGGAGGCCGCGTTGCTGGGGTCGGGGAGGACGCGGGCGGACTGGATGCCGCGCGCGTTGTCGTGCCTTGTGGCTGCTGACGCGGGCTCGCCGCAGGACGTGGTGGAGCTGCGGCGGACGCGAGGGCCGAAATTCCCTTGATCGACTTGGCCACGAACGCCATGTAGGTCGCGTCGAACCAGTGGTTCGGCTTGCCGCTGCTGAACCAACCTGTCTGCATCGCGCGAAACCCCTTGGCGGGGCGAGTCTCGTAATGTTCGGCCGTCTGGTGCTTGGCGAATCCGAGGTGGAAGTTTTTCAACGCCCGCCCCTCGACGAGCGGCGGCGAGAACAGAGTCAGCGAACCGGGGGCTCCGGGCTCGGCCAACCACGCTTCGTGCACCTTGAGCTTCCAATGGTCGGAGTTCATTTCGACCAGCGGGGCGCCGCGAGGGTAGGCGATGTGCCAATTGTCGCCGACGACTACTCGCCGCGAATCGTTTGGCTTGTGGTAGGGCTTCATGCCCTTCGAAGCGACGAATTCGCGGCCGCCGAGGGCGGAGCAGAATGCGTGCACCGGCTGGCCTGCCCATGACTCGTCTTTCCAGCCTGCGTCGATCAGCGTCAGTTCGCAATCGTAGATCTCGCCGGACTGATCCTCGTACGCCAGCTCCTGCAGGGCGGTGTGCCAGTCCCAGAGCCCCTCGAGGATGATCAGCTCACAGTCCTTCGCGGCCCGGCCCGCGGCGCCGCTGAACTCAAAGAAGTCGTAGTCGATGACCGAGCCGCGAGCGTCGGCGTCGAAGGCGAGCGTTACGTGGTGCAGGCCGATCTTTTTCACGTCGGCGGCACGCACGATCAGCTTCGTGCCAGGCGGGACGATGCGGCGATCGAGCCCGGACAGGCACTGGTGTTGAATGCGATGCGCGGTCAGCACCAGGCGATCGACGTCCTGATCTTCCGCCGGCGGGTCGTTGTCCAGTTCGGTGGCCACCGCGTCGGCGCCGATGCGAGCAACCTCGTCGTAGTACCGCTGGAGCGCGGAAAGCTGTCGCTGCGTGCCGTCGGCGAGCAGCGTGCCGTCGTACCGGTGCGGATTGCTGATCTGGGCCCCGGCGTCCATCACGGCGCGATTTGCGACGTACATCGCGTGCGCGGTCCGTCCCTCGCGATCACCGTTCTGCTGATCAAGCTGCCGCTGGGCGACGTACTCCAGCCACAGATCCTCGCGGGTCGGCTTGCGTTGCAGCGTGCGCTGGCGGATGCCGTTCCAGCTCGACTTTTGCTTTGGGTCGGTGTACCGGTACGACACCGACTTACGCGACTGCAGGGTCGTCAGCATCACGCGGCTGATCGGCTTCGTTTGCGAGCCAAGGCCCCCGATCCCCTTGTCGATCCGCTTCTCGAGTTTGGCGGCCTGGGCCTCGGACTCCGACGTCGTCTCCGTGTCCGGGTCGTCGATCAGGGCCATGCGGGGACGCTTGCCCTTGCGCTTCAGTCCGCGCACCGCCGCGTCGAGGCCTCGCGTAGCGATCAC